ATACTCAACACTTTCTTTATTAAACTCTACCTGCTCATTTTGTATATTTGAACTATATTCATTTAACTGAGCAGATATTTCTTGTAATTTAGCTGATGCAAGTTCTACATCTTCATTTGTATCAATATAAGTGTTTACTTGTGCAAAATCTGGAGAAACAACTGGCTTTGTAAATGTTGGAGCAGCTTGTGAAAAACTAACTGATGTTGCTGATAATGACGGAACTGTTGGAACAACCGCATTTAATGAAAATATCCCTGGATCAGTTTCACTAAGACCACTTGTATAAGAACTAAAAGCAGTTTGCGAAGCTCTTATTGGTCGTGCTGGTGGTGCAAAAGTTGGTAAATCACTTTTCTTAGAGTTCATATATTGATGTAATTGTTTAATAGCTACATATAATACTACAAGATACTCTGCCTCATCAGGAAAATTTGCAATTGTACTAACATCACTTACATTTACAGTTGGATATGAAATATGATGAACATAAGCTTTTTGAGCTGATGTTAAAGTTGGCTTGACATATAATGTAGCTGCGTCAGAATTGTTACCATCAATCCAATATACAGGATCAGTAACAGTTCCATAGTAATTAAGATCAGTACTATCCTCGGCAAGGCCACCAAATGAAGAAGGTATCTCTCTACATGGAATCTGATAACCACCAGAATCAGCAGATAAACGAGTTACAAATAAAATTTCTCCTACACCATCCATATCCATAACAAGAGGAGAATTATCCAATTCAGTCGCTGCTGCACATTTTGCTTTTAATTTTTCTGGAAGTTGATTTATTATCTCTTTACAAGCATCAGCAGCCCATTGGTCACACGCAGTTTGATCTATAGCTCCACCAACCAAATCAGTTATTTGTGTGTCAAAAGCCATTATCGACTATTCCTTTCAGCTATATCTTGATCTATTGTTGTTTCGCTAAATTCTACTTGTGTAGTTCCAGACCAAGTAGTTCGCATATTAACGTGATTACGTGTATCATCATGCTTCTTTACATAATGACCACAATCGCATTTCATCTCTGCTTTTGTTTCGCATTCTACCTTTGTATTACATTTGTGACAATAAAATATTATAGCCATTTATCCTCCATAATGTTTGACGCTATGCTTTGCACGTTCAATTGTTTTTTGCTTTTTCTTTTCATCTTTATGAGTTTTAACAGTTTTAGAGTCAACATCATAATACCTACCTTTTTTAGCACTCTCAAGCCTTGCTTTTGCACCTTCGAGATTTCTCTGTCTATCAGATTTTACTGGCCCACCTTCTTTATACTGTGGCATACTTGGTGCTGTTGGAGGTTTAACTTGTCCACCAAGTTGATAATTCTCACTTCTAAACATAGCATCAGATGTTGGAAAATCTCCAGTTTCATTAATCTGTTCTAGTATTGGTAATGTTTCTTCATTAACAGAATCATTTTGAATTATAAATTCTCCACCCTCAGCTTCAATTGGAATCCCACCTTGTTCATGTGAAGCACCATTAAGCATTCCACCTGTTGGATATTTTTTAGATGGTCTTCCAACCTTACTACCATATGTTCCTTTTCCTTTTGGCATTATCTTAATCCCTTTCCACCACGCCTACGACCTCTATTGCCTTTACCACTACGCTTCCTTGCTTCTATCTTCTCAGGAGGCATTGCAATAACAATAGTTGGGTCATTAGAAAGTAGTGTTGTTAATATAAGTGTTTTAATAATCATAATTTTTTAAAAGCTTGTTAGGGGCAAGCCCTTTATACGACCTGCCCCACAGTAAGCAATCCTGTTAATCCTTATTTATTCGGATTATTATAGTATTAAGCTACGCTATGACCATCAATAGATGGTGAGCGAGCAATATCTAGACTCTTCAACCATACATCACTGTCTTGGTTTATTCCTTGTATAAACAAGTAAGGCACAAGAATGTCTCCACTATCAAAAGTGAAGGAAGCAGTTGTAGAAGGAGCTGCTAGAACTCCTTGTCTCATTACTGCTGCACCAATATGGCTATAAGTCACAGCACCAGATGATGCTAACTCAATCCGAAACCTATGATTACCAGAGGCTGCGGTAGCTTGTGTACTATCTGTGTATACTGCACTACTTCCACTATCATTAAGATCACTAGCTATTTGAACATCATCAGCTGATTGGACTCCGAAAGCTACGAAATCAGTATAGATAGGATCACCAGATGCAGCTGCCAAAATATCACCATGGCCAGGAGCAAACTCTTGAACCTTTCTAAAACCAATTACCATGCAATCATAGTCAGAATAGTCTTCATTGCCCCATGTTACATCAATAGAACCCGAATGAGTTCCAGCAATGAACTTATTGGAATTGCTTCCAAACTGACTCCCACCAAGAACCATTTCAATGCCAGTATTATCAGCATTTCCATTATCCATATGAAAGCTCAATCCAGCAGCTGTTCCGCTTGTATCTACACTTGGAACAGTTCCAACAACGGTTGGCCAGTTCGTAGTTGCTGCTGCAACACCTATGTTACAACATGCAGCTGGATACAATTGACCATTCGCCCCAGGAAATAGCATGGCATATTTATCACCTTCTGCCATAACACCATCAGCTGATACTCCAGTATTTGATACTATTGGAGGACAACAACTGATATAGTCCCATTCGAAGATTTTTTCAGCTCTTGATTTGCCATCATAAGCATTACTATTTTTATTCAGTACGTCACTTCTCATTTTACACGCCCTCCAAGTTAATCAGTGCATGAGTCTCAGGAAGAGTAACTTCAAGACCAGCTTCCGTTAGGATAAGGTCTTTCCGTAGGTCTTCATCAGCTTGCTGAACATTAGTTGTAATTGAAGTATCACGATTAATGCCATTACCAACAAGAGGTCTGTAAGATACATGATCGAGATCAACTAAACATAGAAAGCCTGCTGATTGACCTCTAAATAGAGGTTCTTTAACTAGAGACAAATCACCATGTATAGTTTCAATCTTCATGATCCTGTGACCAAAACTGCCTTGACTTTTTTCAACATTATAACCATAAGTCCCGAAATTAGCTGTTCCTCCAACATTTCCAGCGGAAATATCAATGAAACTATCAAGACCTATCTTGTTGAAATAAGAAATTACAGGAAGGCTAGCGAGTCCAAGTTTACTACTTCCACCGCCACGAGCAGGATCATACATAACCTCAAAATCACTCAAGAGATCATCATATGACCATTCTGCTGATGTAACTGATTTCAAATACGCTTTATCTTCTGTGTACTCAACTTGCTCACCTGCTAACTTTGCTTGAGATTGAGAGTTTGCTATAATATGACCAGCAATACCATCAGTATAATTAATACTGTTAGTAGAACCACGCATACCAAAAAGCATTGCACGCTCAATATCAATCTTGTGTTCTCTTAACTTTAAGTTCCAGATACGTTGCCACTCATCAGAATAACCACGATAAACAGTTGCACGAGATGTATTTGTCATCTCTGCTGCTGTTTTGAATATTTGAGTATACCCATAATCGTTATCAAGCTTCTGTGACCAAACGTCTGGAGCACCTGAGCCTTCTTCAAATGCAGTTCCAACTACACAACACTTCGTATTATTATTCATCCCTAATGCACTAGTATTAGCTGCTGCGATAGTACGCACTGTTGCTGTAGTATAAGAACCAGAATCAGTTACAGATTCAATCCTAACAGTAACCCATTCGGGCTGTGTAGTTGAATCATCCTCTTCACCAATAGAAATAACCATACCAGGAATAAGCCAATCTACACTAGCTCCGCCTGTTGTATCAAATGTTGCAGAAACAGTACTTCCTACGGCAGCTGCTGTAAATGCAGCTTGTACAAGAAATGCTCTATCTGTAATTGATACTTTGGTTCTATCTTCTAGAAATCGAAACTGAGAATCTGAAGTTGGCACTTTACCTACTTTTGACAGATATACGAAAAATGGTGACTCGTCTGGTTGTAAGTCTGCAATACGATCACTAAAGTCAAAAAGTCGTCTTGAGTGAAAATCTGTTGCACTTACGCCAGGAGTACGTGTCCCATTAGCCGATAAACTGCCTCCGCTATATGTTGCCATTGTATTCTCCTTTTACGTTTAATTATAACACATTACTTCGTTTTCCAGCATTTATCACTTGATCCCACATCGTATCCGTCTCAGA